TCCGCATCATGGCGCGGTGAAATGCGTGGGGTTTACGGGTTACTCCAAACTGCTGGACACCCTCTGCCCCCGGCAGTAGCCAACGGCCTAGTTCTTTCTTCTGATGCACAGATGTCATTTGCTTTCTCCATTCCACTCCGTCCAAAACAGCAATCTCCCAAGTTGTGCCTTTCGATCAGGTTGTTCCTTGATCAGATCGTCCGCAAGGGTGCGGGCCATGTCGTCGGGCAGTCGCAGGATCGCCCACAACACTCCGTGGAACCAAGCATCTCGCGCACGTTCTGCGCGTTCGGCTTCGATCACTGCGTTCATGTGTTTAAGCAGTTCCTGCCTACGCTCGTTTCGTACGTGAACAACATGGGTCATTTGCTCTCCCCCCTCGCACGGATGGTGTCGGCGCATTCCATATTGCCCGTCACCCAATCAACATCGCTGCCTTCCGCGTCATTGCGCCTTGCGATTTCCTCACACACCTTCGCACACGCCTCCCGCTCGGCTGCGACCGTATCTTCCAACAGTCCGCAAAACTGCGTCGTGCGCTGCCCTTTGGCGCATTGTCGCCAGCCTTCAGACTTCATACGCTCCCGCTCGGCTGCGGCAACGAGGGCGGCGAAGCGTTCAAGCGCAAAAATGTTTGGGAAGTCATAATCATGCTCGCTACTAGCCTCTCGCGCCAGTCGGATGATGTCGTCGCGGGTCATGGCTGCTTCTCCGTGACTTCGCACACGCCGATCTCGACAAGCTTTTCGATGTAGCAGCGCAAGCACAGGGTCTTCTCGAGCCCCGTCATGTGGCTGGTCATCGTGCTAGAACCGATGTCGCCGTGCACGGGGCAGATGTATCCTGGTTGGCGGATATCCAGTTTGCCCCATTCATTGGGGTTCATCTTGTTGAGATCCTTGAAGAACTCTTCGGTGTTCATCGGACAACCCCCCGTATCCGATCGGATACAAGCTTGGCGTAGCCGGCGATGTCGTCCCACGAATCGGCCTTGTTGGGGTTGCCGTTGACGATGCGGGACATCTTGGTCGCGATCATCTCGAGGGCTTCCCATTGGTCGTCGGTGAACGTGCGGCCGTGATCTTCGGCATGCTCGGCCATGGCGCGCTTCAATGCCTGGGCAAGCCGGGCGTTGTCCGCGAACGTGCCGTAGTCACTCGCGCGGGTGTCGAGGATGCCATCGAGGCCCGTGGTCCGTGAGTCTCGATCCCCGAACAGCGTATCCACTTCGTCGTTCGTGAGAAGTGGCTTATCCATCTGCTCACGCCACGTGGGCGCGGCGACTTCAGCGTTCCCTGCGGCCTTCTCGCGAAGCTTGTAGGCGTAGGGGATGGAGATCCCGAAACGCTTGGCGACGCCGCTGACCTTCGCGCCGGGGTTATCGTGGAACCAGTGGATGGCGCGTTGAGCGGCGCCCGACTTCTTGAGTTTTTTACTGGAGGGCATTGAGGGTCTCCTTCTGTTGATAGAGGTGAGCGACGCAAGAAGGCGGGAAAGCCGCCTCTTGTGAGTCGTAGGCACAGGCCGCGGCGATCGGGTCGGAGGCGCTGTTGATGTACTCTGTTCTCAGATGCAAGTCGTACGCGCAGTACGCAAAAACACTGAGAAGAATAGAGCCAAGCACGCCGCAGACAGCAACAAAAAACTTTGTATCACTTTCCATTTCAATCTCCTTTCTAGGCTTTCTAACGATTAAAAGTATTCTCTTCCGCCCCTCGAGCATCTCCAATTGGGTCTTGGAACATGCGGGTCGATGGGCCTGCGCCTATTGCGCAGAAACCAAGTTATACCCATGACTAGGCTAAAAAACAAGACTAAACCTAATCCAGACATGATGATCTCCTTCATGCTTTCTTCTTTCTCCTCACCCTTATAACCCGCCTTTCCTCGAAGTGCAAGATCCGGTGGCAATTCGCGCAGAGGGGGATGCACTTCTCCTCCGCCTCCTTAATGGCCTCCTTGAGGTTGTTTTGCTTGAGGATGAGATCGTTCACGGAACGCTTGTTATGGCGGATCACGTGGTGGAAGTCGATCACCGCGGGATGGGAGAAACCGCAGTGCGAACAGGACTGTTTGGATCGGTAGTCGAGCCACGCCTTCTTGACCGAGGCGCGGCGGGTGCCGCTTTGTTTGATGACTTGCTGGGCGTTCTTCAAATACCAGCGACGCGAGTACTCGCGCTGGCGTGCCGCTCGGACCTTGGCGTCCTTGAACGGCACTAGAGCCGTCGTTTCCAGTAGAGGGCTCGTGCGAAGGAGTAGGGGATGGCGGGCTCGTAGAGCCGAAAGCCACAGGTGATGAGGTTATTGGCGCTTGGGACGTTATCCGTGGTGTCTGAAACAGCCCAGTTGTACCCCTGCCGCTTGGCCCAGAGCAGCCGCGCGCGGATCAGACGGCGTTGGATGCCGCCCCCTCGAGCAAGTGGCGTGACGCCGCAGCGGCCGAGGTAGACCCCATCGGGGATTTGTTGGGAAGGAGACAGACACGCGAACGCGACCGGCGTGCGGCGGTGGTAAGCGATCCACCAGACCCCCTCTTCCGGGAAGTACAAAGCATCGTGCGGCAGACAAGCCCGTTGCAGCTCGATGAGTGTCTCTTCGACTTCCGGGTTCGAAGGATCGACCTTTTCACAGACGACCTTCATAGGCCGCCAGTGTACGGAAGATCCGTGCTATTTCAACGACGCGCCGTAATACTTTAAGACTGTTTCAAAGCAGAACAAATGGCCTTCCAGGGTCTTGATGTCGAGTTCCTTGTCGAGCTCGAAGATCGCCGTGCCCTTGCCCTTCTTGCGGGCGGCGAGGTCCGTGGTCAGCGATTGGTAAGTCCTGGTGAGTTCCACGACGACGATCTGATCGAGGAGGTCGTTGGGCAGCTCGAGGGTAATGGACTCTTCCTTGGGCTGCTTGGCCAGGAACCGCTTGGCGGCTTTCTTGCCGAGTGTGCGTTCGAGTACAGCTTTGCGGCTCATGTTAACCTCCGATAGTCGATCGGTAACTTTTCGCTTCTTCATCTTTTGGACTTCCGGTCGGGCGGCGTTATTTTCCACCCTTGCGGCGTCTGTCGAAAGCCTACCGCATGAAGCGCCTCGATTGAGCGGCAAGCCCCGTCAACGCGCTTGTGGCTGCGGAAGCTTTCGGGCGTGGCGAAGACTTGCTTGCACTCGGCGCAGCGGCGGATCTTGGGAACGGTCATGCCCCGCGGGCCTCGAGCATTGTATCGGCCATCTCGTAGGCTTCATCGGCAAGCACTTTCGCGGAGTACATCCCGCGAGAAGAGGCCAACAGCCCTAAGAGCGCCTGTGCCGCGAAGTAGTCGCGTAGCGTGAGACCCCCTCGGATCCGAGCATCGCCTTCGTCGTTCACTACCCGATCGGGGAATACCTGGCTCATTCGAAGTCTCCGTCGTCTTCTACGGTAAATTCATCGATGATCTGATCCTCGAGCAAGATGCGCTGAGATTCACTCAGTACCTTGAGTATGTTTACGCGAGAGACTTTGCCGTCTGGCTTCTCGAGCGATACATAAGCGGCTTGGATATCGACCATCGGGGGCAGCGTAACGCCGTTGACGTCCATGGGCGCAAGTACCTCAAAAGTGAGTTCGACGTCTAGGCTTAGTTGTGTCCGATGTTTCACTTTCTTTCTTCCTGTTGGCCTCGATGCGGGCGAGGAGCTCCGCTTCCTTGTACGTCTTGTCAAAGAGCTCGTCGATCAGCGGGCGGATGATGGATCCCATCCCCGCCTTATAGAACTTCTGAAGCTCTTTGATCTTTTGGTAGGTCTCCATGTGGATCATGATCGACCGGAACTTCGTGCCCTTGCGCTTCTCTGGAGAGAAGCGACCGGGGTAGCGGTACTTGCGCTTGCGTCGATAACGCCAGACGTACTCTTTAAGCTCGGCAAGCTTGGGCTCGGCGGACTTGTCTCCGGCCTCGACGCGCGCAGTCAAGCGCCTGACTCCAATGCGTGGAAAGCGCTTGTTGAAGTCGTCGTAACTCAAGTTGATCCACTTCAGACCTTTCGGCAAAGGCTTATCGTCCGGGGATCTTTTTGCTCGTGGCATACGGCTCTCCTTTCTCGTCTACGACTCTAACCGCTCGATACCGCAAACGCAACTATCCTTTTGCTTCTCCCCACGAAGGCCCAAGCTCAACGTCTACACGGGAGGGGACTTCGAGGGAGACGGCTTCGGCCATGATCCGTGCGGCTTCCTGCGCCTGTTCTTTGTTCTCGACGCTCACGGCGATTTCATCGTGCACTTGCAAGAGAAGGCGGAAGCCGGCTTTGTTGAGCGCGACCATCGCGGCCTTGGTCTGATCCGCGGCCGAGCCTTGAATGAGGCGATTAAGACCTTTGTACGTCATCGCACGCTTGATCCGTGGTCCGTATTCAATGACGGCTTGTTCGCGCGGCAGCGCCTTGTTGATGCCGTACTCCACGGGTTCCCAGAGCGGGAAGCGGCATTTGCGGCCCAGCAGCGTACGGATCGAGCCGCCCGAGGCGGGGTGTTCGATGCGCTTCATCACGGCGTTGACCGTGCCCTTGAGGAACGGGACGTTCATGTGGAAGCTTTGGATGAGCTCCGCGGCTTCATCGAGCGGCAGATCGAGCGAGTTGGCAAGCTTCTGCTTGCCCATTCCGTACATCAATCCGAGTCCGATGGTCTTTGCGGCTTTGCGCTGGATCCCCGCCATATCTGCCACCATTTGGTGGAAGTCGGTGTCTGGGCTGCTGCGATATGCTTCCGCCATGCGCTCCGCTCCTGGTAGATCGAGGAGGGTAGCGTAGTGGACGAGAAGCCGAGGCTCCTGTGAGCTGAAGTCGTTTGCTGCCCAAAGTTGTCCTTCTTCGGGGAGGAAAAGCGAGCGAACCATCGGGCCGATAATTTCATGACGCGCGGGTACCTGTTGTAGGTTGGGGTTGTTCATCGAGAGACGCCCGGTAACGGTACCACCGTCTTCGGATCGCATCTGGTTGATGTGCGGGCGGATGCGCCCATCGGCGGCGCTGTGGTTCATGTAAGGCTCGAGGAATGTGCCGTGGGTCTTGTTGAACTCACGTGCTTCGATGATGAGCTTGGCGATCTCGTGCGGATGGCCATCGAGGAACGTCTTGGTGAAGCTTGGCAAGCCAGTCGTCGTCTTGGGGTAGGGGATCCCGAGTTTGTCGAAGGCCTTGGCGATGCTCGCCGCGGCCCAGATGTCGACCTTCTCGCCGGAGAGGGCTTTGATCTGCTTGATGTGCTCGGCTTCCTTGCGCTTGAAGTCGGCGATGAGTTGCTCGCACTTGTCGCGGTTGAAGCGGATGCCTTGGAACGTGAGGTTGATCAGCACCGGCAGCAGCTCGGTCTCGAGCGTGAAGATCGACTCGACTTCTTCTTTCTTGATAAGCGTCTTGAGGTGGTGCCAGAGCTTGAGCGTGAGCGCCGCGTCCTGTTCAGCGTACTCGCCGACATACATCGCGGGAAGCTTCCAAAGCTCTTTCTTGGCGTGCACGCCGAAGTCGGAGGCGGCGTCCTTCAGCCCCTGCTCTGACTTGACCTCTTTGAGGTAATCGAAGCCGAGGCTGTTGAGGGCGTAGCTGAAGCGGTTCTCATCGATGAGAGGCGCCGCGAGCATGGTGTCGTAGACCGTGCCGTTGACCGTGAAGCCCGAGGCTCGAAGCCAGCCAAGATCGTACGCGGCGTTGTGCATGATCTTGTCGCACGGCAGCTCGAGGACTTTCTTCATCCATCGATTAACGATGCGCTCATCGAGGTTGCCGCCGCCCTGGTGGGCGATCGGGAAGTAGCCCTTCCATCCGTCTACCGCGACGGCGTACCCGACGATGAATCCGTCCTTCCGGGGCCATCCTGGCCCCATCGACTCCATGTGGGGGTCACATGTTTCAAGGTCGATCGCAATCTCCGTTGCGGCGGAAAGATCGGGAAAGTTGGCGGGCGGCACCCACTCCGAGGGCCGCTGGAACATAGGCATGGTGCTCAAAGTCGAAACCCCTTGTAAGAGTTCTTGGGTAAAACAAAATGCAGAGACTGCTTGGCGCGGGTAATGCCGACGTAGAGCAGCCGATTGATGTCATCGGAGTTCTTGTCGTACTCCTGCGCAAACTTGGTCGAAAGGTCGCCGATGAGGAGGACGTTGTCCGCCTCGCCGCCCTTAGCGCCGTGAATCGTGGACAGTTTGATCGGCACCTTGCCGGTGACCTTCACGCCACGGCGCAGGAGCGCGATGAGGTAGTTGCGCTTGTCTTCGGCGATCTTGGTCAGCGCCTCGTGCCAGATGGCATCGGTCTGTAGGCCGTGGTCCTTGGTCAGCGAGGCATGGGTATACATAGCTTCTACGCTCGCCGTCTTCAGCCCTTTGTGGCCACGCTTGACGGCGCTGGGATCGAGGAACTTGTAGATGGTTTTGACTGTCTCGAAGGGGATTTCACCGCCCTTGCGCAGGCGCTCCCAGCCGGTGACGGCATGGAGGACGGACTCGGGGATGCTCCGTTGTCCGTGACGCTCGAAGAGCAGCCCTTGGGATTTGATCCACTCGTGCATATCGGTGAGCATGTAGTTTGCGGCGGCGAGCACGAGCCATTCGCCCTTGGTGATATCGACGTGGTGGAAGTCGTTGTAATAGGCGATCGCGCCGCCTTCGGTGCGGGGCTTCCAGACCTTGGGCTGACGCTTGCGGATGCGATTGACGACTTGATCGGCGAGCGCGTGGATCTTGGAGGGGACGCGGTAGGATTGCTCGAGGACGCGGATCTCCCCGCCAAGAGTGAGAAAGGAGTCAACGTCCGCACCGGCCCATGTGTAGACTGCTTGATCGTCGTCGCCGGCGATGTAGGTGCGCTCGGCGCGTTCGATAAGCTCTTTAACGAGACGCCACTGTAATTGCGATAAATCCTGAGCTTCGTCAATAATTAATGTTTTTAATGACGGAAGTCTGTCAGGTTCGTCTAGAACTTTCTCTAACAAGTCCGTGAAGTCCAGGAGCCCGCGTGAGGCTTTGTAATGTCTGTAGGCCCGATCAACATATTCGAAGTGATGCCACTCGATCGTCATCCGGCTCTCGTTGTAATGTTGGCGAAGATCCTTGCCCTTGATCCGCGCGATGTTGACCTCGTTCAGGATGGGGTGATCCGCCTTGATGGCAAACTCCTCTTCGCCCTTCTCCACGCCCAACTCAATCCCCGCCTCTTTAGCGAACTCTGCGTAGTGCTCGGGGCCCATCATGTCCTTGCTGGTGATGCCGAGACATCGGTAGGCGAGCGAGTGCAGGGTACGGAACCACGGGAAGTCTAGGTCCGGGTTCAACGCCGGGAACTTCTGGATCGCCCGGTCACGGGCTTCGGTTGCTGCCTTGCGAGTGAACGCAAAGTAGCCGATCTGCGTCGGATGGACGTCCGCTGCGAGTTCGTTTTGTACCACCGAGAGTAGGTAAGTCGTCTTGCCTGCGCCCGGAGGACCGAAGACCTTTTCGACGCTCATGGTTCGAGGGGCGGGGCTGGGTAGTAGGGAGCGATGTGGATCGCGAATTGTTCGGGTTGTTCGGCTTGCTTGTCTTGCGCATCACGGTAGTCGTCGAACACGCCGACGATCGAGACCGGATGATCAGGCTTGGTCCAGTAAACCACGAACACCATGCGTTGGTGGTTATTCATCGTTCCCCTCCTCGAGCTCGCGCTGCGATTCAAGGATCATGTCAACCCGCGCCATCTTGCAGGACCAGACGATGATCGGCGTGGCTTCCCCAACGTAAGCGCCTTCGATGTTGAAACTGATGTACTCCTCGGCCTCCTCGTACGACAGGCCAGACTCGTGCATCAGTGTCGCTAGGATGGCGTCACCGTCGTAGACCAATGTGTCTACGCGATCAGTGCTGTTGGGCCCACTCTTCTGCCACACCGTGGCGATACCAATCAGCGCGCTATCAAACCCGGCTATCTTGAGCATTAGAAGGGGCTCCTGCTTTTCTTTTGTTCGGGGGTGTCAAACGGGGAATCTTGCCGCTCGAAGCGTGGGATGCGCCAGCACCGCGTCGCGCGGTTCTTGAGAAAAAGACTGATTGGCTCGCCGCCGATGTCGCGCATGCGCTGTGCCATTTTTGGCAGAGTCATGCCCTTGAAGTTGTTGCGCGTGAGGTGTGCCTCGAGGTCCTTCATGCGGAAATATGTGCG